AATAATGTGATTAATTTTTTCATATTGTTTGATTTTATACTACAAATATAAGGCAAATAATTCGATTAAACAAATTTTTTAAGATATTTTTATTACAATCTCCTCTTTTGACTTAGAATAACTAACCTTAATTGTTTGTCCTTCTTCTACTCTACCACTTAAAATCTCCTCAGAAACAGGATCTTCAATATGTTTTTGTATCGCCCTATTTAAAGGTCTTGCACCATACTCCTCATCATAACCAACTTCCACTAAATGATCTTTAGCGGTTTTATTAATTTGTAACGTATAACCTATTTCAGAAACCCTACTAACTAATTTATTGATTTCTAACTCAACTATTTTACCTATCTGTTCTTTGGTAAGTGATTTAAATATAATAACGTCATCTAATCTATTTAAGAATTCTGGTGGGAATTGTTTTTTAAGTTCATCAGTTAATAAACTTTCTTTTATCTCATCTTCTCTTTCCATTTTAGACTTAGTACCAAAACCAACACCCGTACCAAAATCATTTAATTTTTTAACACCAACATTAGATGTCATAATAACCATACAGTTTTTAAAGTTTACCTTTCTACCCGCACTATCGGTTAATTGTCCATCATCTAACATCTGTAATAATGTATTGTAAATGTCTTTGTTGGCTTTCTCTATCTCATCAAACAACACAATAGAGTAAGGTTTTCTTCTCACCTTTTCAGTCAGTTGCCCACCTTCTTCATGTCCAACGTATCCTGGAGGAGAACCAATTAATCTAGAGATTGAGTGTTTTTCTTGAAATTCTGACATATCCATTCTAATGAGAGAATCTTCGTCTCCGAACATAAACTCCGCCAGTTTCTTCGCAATATGTGTTTTACCAACACCTGTGGGACCTAAGAACATAAATGAACCAATAGGTTTCTTTGGGTTTCTTATACCCACTCTATTTCTTCTAATAGATTTGGCAATCTTTTCTAACGCCATTTCTTGTCCAATTATAGATTTTTCCATATCTTTTTCCATATCTAACATTCTCTTACCCTGATCCCCACTAATTCGTTTCAATGGTATACCTGTCATAGATGCAACAACTTCATTAACATCTTCAGTAGTTATAGGAGTTCTGTCTTTAGATAAACTTTCTAACCATTTATCTTTTTCAATATCTAATTTTTCATTTACGATTCTTTCTTCATCTCTAAGTCTGGCAGCTTCTTCGTATTTTTGTTTTTTAACGACTTCACCCTTTTTATCTTTAATCTTTAAGATGTCACTTTCTAATTTACTGATAGATTTAGGTGGTTTAATATTAATTTGACTTTTAGAACCTACCTCATCCATAATATCAATTGCTTTGTCAGGAAATTCTCTATCAGTGATATACCTATCTGCCATTTTAACACATTGTTCAATGGTTTCTTGTGGGTATTCTACTTTGTGGTATGATTCATACGAATCTTTAATTTTGTTTAAAATCTTAATAGTGTCTTCTACTGAAGGTGGATCGATGATTACTTGTTGAAACCTTCTTGTCAATGCACCATCCTTTTCTATGTGTTCTCTAAACTCATCTAAGGTAGTTGCACCTATTAATTGTAAGTCACCTCTCGACAATGCGGGTTTTAATACATTCGCAGCATCCATAGAACCACTACTGTTACCTGCACCTACAACATTGTGAAGTTCATCCAAAAATAGGATAACATTATCCACTTCCATTAATTCGTCAACAATACCTTTAATTCTTTCTTCGAATTGTCCCCTATACTTAGTACCTGCAACCAAAGAAGTTAAATCTAAAGAAACTATTCTTTTATCTAATAATGTCCTAGGTGCTTCACCTTGTACGATTTTAAGGGCTAAACCTTCCACTATAGTAGTTTTCCCAACACCAGGGTCACCTATAATAACAGGATTGTTCTTTTTCTTTCTAGCCAATATCTGAGCAACTCTTCTAATAGAATCATCCCTACCAATTACAGGGTCAATTTTACCTTCACCTGCTCTTTTAGTTACATCTATTGAGAAGTTATCTAATATAGGTGTTTCAGTATTCTTACTACTACTTTTACTTTTTCTATTTTTATAACCACTACCTTCACCATCAGTTTCTGCGGGTTCTATAGAACTTACTACATTACTTTTACATTTTCTATAACTAATTTTCATATTTTTAAAAATATTACTCATATCACTTTTTACTTTTATAGAAGCTAATAATATATGTTGTGTATCTAAATAAGAGTCATTTAAACTATCACACTCTTTTTCCGCACCTTTTAAGATATTTCTGTAATATCATCTAACGGAATGTCTTTCGAAGTAGTTTTAACCTGATCAAAGTCATCTTTCTCCATCATAAGTTTTTTTTCGATTTTCTTATGTAGTTTGTCCACATCCACACCCATTTTTAATAACGTATTAATTGCGTTATTATTATAATCATTTATTAAGGATATTACAATATGTTCTATTCTAACTACATCATCACCATAATATTTCGCCTGCTTTAACGACATATTTATGATTCTCTTCACTTTTGGTAACACATTTCTCATAATAAATTTGTTTTTTTATATAAATATCATTATCTTTGTTTCAAAGTTAATTATAATATTATGGAAAGTCAATACAAATTACAATTAGGTGATACAAAAATCGTACTAAAAGATATGATTGAGAGAGGGGAAAAAGTAGATATGATATTTACATCACCACCCTACTTCTCAATGAGAAAAAATTATAGTGGGAATGATGATGGTGAAATTGGATCGATACATGTGGACGATTACGCAGATTGGTTTTTAGAATTTACAGAATTATTTCTTAAAGTTTTAAAACCAAACGGTAGTTTCTTTCTTAATATTAATGATAAAATAGATAAGGGTGTTGTACATCCCGTAATTGATGAGTTAAAATATAAAATGAGAAAACAGGGTTGGCATATGGTTGCAAAACCCTATATATGGTTTAAGAAAAACGCCATACCAACAAACTGTAAGTATAGGGCGATAGATAGATATGAATACGTATTCCATTTTTCTAATTCTAACAAACCAAAGTTTAGGGCAGACAATTGTAGAACAGAACATTCTGAAGTAACTAAAAAACGTTTTGAGAAACCTGTTACTACTATTAATTCTAGAGATGGGGTATATGATTCACAAATGAGAGAGTTAAACTCTAAAGGTTCATTACCACACAATGTAGTTATCGCAGCGTCTGAAACAAATCCAGGTATTTTACATCCTGCACCTTTTAGTGTTGAGTTAGCAGAATGGTTTGTTAAAATAGGTTGTGATGAAAATGATATAGTTTTAGATCCATTTGCAGGTTCATCCACTACTGGTGTAGCTTCACTAAAAAATAATAGAAAATTTATCGGTATAGACTTAGTTGAGTTTAATATTAGTTTTGGTAGAAAGAGAATGAACCATTATTTAGATACTGGTGAAACATATATACCTAAAAATATGTTAGATGATAAGGGTATAGATGTCAATTATTACAAAATTAAAGGTAAACACATTAACAATCCTTAATATTTTAACACAATTTATTTGACTAAATAATAAAATTTTTATATATTTGTAAATATGATACCAAGCGCACCGACATTTAGAAAAATAGTAATCCTTCTAAAAGATGAAGAAGGTAAACCAACTGATAGAGTAGAATATGAAGATTCTGCAATGGTTATAACAGGTAATTATGTTTTAATTACTGAAGAAAATAGAGTTTCGATAAATGAACCCTCCGAAATTAAAGGAGATGTTTACGAACTTAAAAAAATACATTCATATAAACTTTTAAAAGATTAATTATGGTTTTAATAAAACACGAAGAAAACGGATCCATAGAGTGTCTTTATGACTCCTCTAATATTTTAGGTTCAAAGTATATAACCAATCAAAAAAAATTGGCAATAATATTTAACTCTGGTAGACAATATGTGTACGAAGGGGTTACTTTCACAGATTATTCAAAGTTCGAAAAAAGTGAAAGTCAGGGTAAGTTATTACATAGTGTGATAAAAAAATATTCATACTCACAATCAAAAGATTTAGTAGATGTAAAACCTTTAGTAGAACAAATAGAAGAAATTAAAAGTACGTTATGAAAAAACCTTCCTACCAGATAAAAAAAATTATGGTTAATAGTGGTAAACCACAACACGTAATTTTATTAGACTCCACAGGTGTAGTGTTCGAAACTAACAAATTTGAACAGGTAATTAAAATGTGTGAAATATTAAACACTAATTCAGATAGTGGGTGGAGATACGAAATTATCACAATAGTAAATAAATAGAAACGGGCGTTTCGATTAATAATAAATAAATAAAAAATAAAAATTATGGATACAATTTTAATAACAGTGTCAGTTTTGTCTACTTTAGGCGTGGTTGCAATAGTCTTATCTATTGTAAATGTCCTAAATAGGTTAAAAGGTAAGGTTGATGTTGAAACAATGGTTAGTTTGGAACACTATGCCGAAAAGGTAGAAAGTAGTCTTAGAGAAGACATAGAAAACAATTATAGATTAATAGATAGAAGTGTAGAAGATATACACAATATATACGACAAGAAATATGAAAAGTTGTATGATTACATATGTAAGGTTGACAAAAGGATTGATTCAAGATCCGATAAATTAGTCAATCATATGTGTAGTGAGTTTGATCGCCTACACAACAAAATAGATAAAAAAGAAGAAAAAAAGTTACTTAACGATTAAATAGTAATACGCCCGTTTCTATTTTTTATGATATTTATCCATAAAGAGAAATATTTATTATTATGGATATAAAAAAAATTACAGAACAAGAAGTTAGTGACATAATAAAAAAAGAAGATATTGACTTATCTTCTTTTGAGGTTCAGTCAAGTTTAAACCCAAAAATATTCGATAAAGAACAACACATGCATGAAGATGTAAGGAGAAGACTTCTTATGATTGCAGATGATTTCTTTGAAACTTTAAATGTAGGTTGGGTAGATATAGATGATATTATATTAACAGGTAGTTTGGCTAATTTTAATTGGTCTAGATTCTCAGATGTAGATTTACATATATTAGTGAATTTCAGTGAGGTAGATGAGAATGAGGAATTAGTAAAAGAATACTTTAACTCCAAAAAGAATTTATGGAATGAGAAACACGACATAACAATAAAAGGTTATGACGTGGAGTTATATATGCAAGATACTGAAGAACCACACGTATCTAGTGGTGTATATTCTATAATGTGGGATGGGTGGGTTATTAAGCCAGATATCACTAAAAAAGAAATAGATTCTAAAAAAGTAGAACAAAAGGTAAATAATATAATTGATGCAATATATGATATCTATTATATGTACAAACACGAAGACTACGACAAAACAATCAGAATGATTAAAAATCTTAAAGATAAAATTAAGAAAATGAGACAAACTGGGTTAGATCGTGAAGGTGAGTATTCATTCGAAAATATTGCATTTAAAGTACTAAGAAGAACTATGTATTTAGATAAATTAAGTGAGATTGAAACTAAGTCATATGACAAATCACTTACTTTAGATGAATCCAAAATAAGACTTAAGAATATATTATAATTTAATTTGTGTTTTTTTATAAAAAATGCAATATTTATTTAATAAAACATAATTATGGGAACATATTTAACTGGGACATATTCAGTAATACATAACAGTAGTAATGCAGACTTTGATAATAACGTATATAGTGCAATATATATTGTAACTGCGAGTGTTGCATTAACAATTAATGGTACAAGTTTCACACCAACAGTTGCGGGAGAAACTATAGATATTATCGTACAAGAAGATGGTACTACATTAAACGCAGCTTACCTACTATTAGGAAATCCAAAACCTGCGGGACTATTTAAAACTGGTTTAATAAGTTCAACTGGTGGTACTGAACAATATCAATTTGTAAACATTAAAACAGGTTTACCAACTAACGGATAAAAAATATAAAAATATAAAAATGAGAAGAAATATAAATCCAAAAACATTAAAAGGTCAAGACAAACTTAATAGGGTGTTAGATCTTATGGGAAAAATGAATACTTTAAATGAAAGTAAATCATTTTCTGAATTAGAATTAGTAAAAAAAGGACCTAATGGTATTGTTTATGGTGTCATTAGAGAAAATCACGATTATTTTATTAAGACATCTAATAAAACTTCAGGTAAATTCTTAGCAGAAGACTTTAGTTATGTAGGTGGACTTCAAAATAAATATGATGAGAGGTATAATTCATATGCTGAAGCAATTAAACATTTAAATATGAAGTTTGATATGTTAAATGAGTCATATGGTATTGATTCTAATACTAACATTTTTGAATCTGATGGTGTTGCCTTTGGTGGTGGTGCAGGTTTCGGATTTGTTATGGAAGAAGATGATGAAGAAGAAGAAAAGAAAGAAATTATTTCTGATGCGGACGCAGATTTAGAAGAACAAAAGAAAGTACTTAAAGTTGATGCACCTAAAGCGGAGGTACCTGTAGAGGATGAGGTAGAAGATGAGGTTGATATTGATATGGGTGGAGATATCGCAGATGTTGAGTTCGATGAAGAAGGTGGAGATGAGTTTGGTGACGAAGGTATGGGCGATGAAGAAGGTGACGAAGACGGAGACACTAAAAAGATTCAAAAGTATACTGGTAAAATTGGACAGATGTTAAGAGATATGGGTGAAGCTGATTTAGATTTAGAAAAATACGTAATCAACTCAATTATATCGGCAATGCATTTAGACGAAATGGATGAAGAAGATAAAGAAGATATCATCGAAAAAATAGAGAGTGGTGATGAAGATGAAGAAGGTGATGATTTCGATATGGAAGGTGGTGATGAAGAAGTGGATATGGATTTAGACGCTGAAGAAGAAACTACTGAAGAGGCACCAGAAGAAGGTGGTGAAGAATTATCTGAAGGTGAAGACAAAGAAGATGACGATGATGATAAAAAAGTTGTTAATGTTAAAAAAGAACAACTTAAAATGTTAGAAGAGGAAGGAATTTGTACTTGTGGTGGTAAATGTTTAATTTATCCTGAAGCTAAAGGTGTGGATGCAGATGATTTATTGAAACAAGGTGCTAAAAGTGGTAAAGAATGTATTATTCTAACTGACGATAATATGTCAGATTTAAAATCTGAAGGTGAATGTAAGTGTGGTGGAGTAAAACTTAAATGTAAAAAAGATAAAGAAGAAAAAAATGAAAGTAGAGTTTTTTCTAAAAAACAATTAATGGAATCTTTCTTAAGAAGAACTACAAAAAAATCACTTAAAAGAGTTTTAAAAGAAAGAAGAGAACTTTGTGAAGAATGTGGTGGTAGATTGACTGAAGGGATGTGTATGGAATGTGGACCAAACGAACACCATATGGGTTCTAAGGCGACAGATAAAAGGTTCCCACATTATGATAAAGAAGCATACATTATGGATGAAGAAGACATAATGAATGAAAAACTCGTAGGTAAACAACACAAATTAGATAGAAATAAAAATGGTAAGGTTGACGCTGAAGACTTCAAAATGTTACGTAAAGGTAGAAAAGATAGAAGACGTAATATAGATGAAGAAGAGATGGATGTTATGGACGCTATCGCTACAGGACAAGGTTACTTAGATGCTACTAACGATTTAGATAGAGACTTTGATGGTATCCCTAATCGATTAGATATGGACAACAACGATGATGGTGAATTGGATTTCGCAATGGATAACAATAGTGGTGATGACTTTATTGAATTAGATATTGATTTTTTAAGAAACTCTGAGGCACCTGTTAAAGAACCAGGAATTAAAGAACCTACTACTAAACCAGGTAAAGGAGATAAATGGAGAACTATTAAAAGACCTAAAGTTGATCCTAGACCTAAAGCTAAAAAAATGGATAGAAGTGACAAACCTCGTCCATCTTATAGAAGAAGAGGTATGTTTAGATAATGAACTTAGTTTATATAAATAAAATAGGACAAAACTGGAAGGGGAATTACATTTATGAGTTCCTCTTTTCGGATATTTTAGAAGACATAGACGGAGAAGGGTGGGACTCTTATCCATCATCGGGTAATCCAGAACCACCAGAAGGGAAATTTATAAAGAAGTCAGGTGTATTAAATACAGATTTAAAATTAGATTTAGTACAAGAATCTGACTCATTTGCAATGTGGGACGCAGTTGACGGAATAGTTGCAATGGCTTGGGAAAATATGGAAGGATATGATGATTATCCAGATAAAAGATTATATTTTTCATTTGGTGAAAAAATTTCTTCAGTAGAAGATAAACTTTATGAAAAAGATATGATAATAATGTATGAAAAAGAAACAATAAACACATAAGTTATGGGAAAGAAAATTAAAATTTACGAATCAGAAATTAAAAGAGCAACTAGACGTAAGTTGATGGAAAATTATTTAGATGAAGACTATGAGATGAGAGACACTTATAGTAAAAGAGATTTTAAACCAACACCTAGAGAAAAAGGTATTGAAGGGGTATTTGGTAAGTATGGTGATGATATGGATCCTGCAGTTATTAGATATATGAGAAAAAATCCAGACGCAATCTTAAGAAGAATGGCGAAACAATATCCTGAGATTTATATGAGAAACGCACCAGTACAACCTGATTACAGAGATTATGACGAACCAATAGACGTTAGTGATCAATATGACGAAGAAGGTTACTATATTGATGAGGCGGAAGAAACAACCGTTAAACAAACAAAATATACGCCAGATGAAGTAAAAAGAGCAGAACAAGAGGGTGTAGGTATTAATATAGAAAAAAGTGGTTCAGTTATGTTAAATAAAGATGGTGGTATGACAGTAACTAGTAAGAACGAATCAACAAAAGACTTATTCAAAAAATTCTTAAATAGAAAGTAATGAAAAAGAAGGACATAATAAAAAAAATAATGACTGAGAATTTTTTAAATAAAAATCAAAGTAAATATTATTTTAATATTAATGAGTCCAAAAAAGAAAAAGAAAGTCCTATACATAAAAAAAAGTGGGAACGTTGTGTTAAAGATGTAAAAAAACAAAACAAAGAAAGAGGTGAAGACTATAACCCATATGCAGTTTGCACTGCATCAATAGGTTATGAAGGTTCAATAAAGAAACCACATAGGAGAAAAGAATCTATTAACCCTAAAATGAAAAAAGGTGAGTTAATGGAATACGTAAATTCTAAAAACAATGAACGAAAATAGAGGTAAGAAATTACATATTGTACCAGAATTAAATAGAAGTGAATTTAGTGTAATTGTAGGTTGGTTAGAAAAACTTAGGGAAAGTGGTCTTATCAATATGTTTGGTGCGTACCCACTACTTAATTGGACTAAAAAGGATTTACATAGATGGTTATACGGACAAAAAATGGATATTGAATCTTTAGAAGAACAAAAAGAAGCTTTAGAGTATGATATAGAAAACGAAGGGGAAGACAGTGGGTTATATCAAAGTGAATTAGATTCATTAGAAGAAAAAATAGAAGTCATCAACTATTTACTAGATAAAAAACAAGCAGTTAGAGATGTATTAATCAGAGCCTCTTTAAAAAGAATTGAAAGAACTAATGGTGATCATGAAACTAGAAATGTTCAAAGGGTATTTGAAAAATTGGCTAATGAGGCATGGAAGATGTGGACATCAGTAGTATATGATTGGTAATATAAAAAAATATTAAAATGAAAAGAAAAAATATTATAAGTGAAGTTACAAAAAGAGTTCTTAGTGAAAAATTAAGAATTAATAGGATTGTAGAAGCGATTGAATATGATCCAGAACATCCCGAAAGAATGAATCCAGATATTGAAGGTAAACTTAGAAGTGGTGAACATATTTTTGGTAAAAGTAAGTCTATGCCTGTGGGTTCTGATTTACAAAATTATTCTGAAAAAATGGCTAGTAAAAGATTTAAAGAGATTATTAATAAAGTAAAAAGATATCATGGTATAGATAGAATTAATCCAATGATGATGCAACAGATGTTCCAAATAATGAGTGAAGTTAGTCAAATTGAAACTAGACACAAAGACGCATTAGAACAATTGGCAGTAGACATCGTATCAGAGGAGTTTGATATACCAGATCAAATGTTAGAAGCAACCCTTTCACCTCCAGGTTCTGATTTAGGTTTTGATAATGAAGACGAAGAAGACGAAGAAGATTATGGTTCTGATTTCGACACCCCAAAGGCACCAAAAAGTGCGAAAAGAATGGAGGAGTTAGAGATGGAAGTCGATAAAAGGAGAGTTATAAACGCATTGATGCAAGGTGCTTCTAAAAAAGGACACTATATTTTTCATATGGTTGCAGATGAATTAGATTCTATTGACCCTAGACTTATGGGATTATATGGTAAACTTATGTCACTCGCAGATTTTCAGTATTGGATTATTCCTGATAGTACAATGGCAGGTCAAGCTGGTGGTGTAGAAAAAATTGAGTGGAGAAAAGCTGAAGCACCAGAAGATGAGGATGAAGAAGAAGAAATGGAAAAAGTAGATATCGAAGAAGATGATGAAATTCCAGTTGTAGTTGCAAAGGCATGGATATTCCCATTATTAGTACATGAATTAATTAAAGGTACGTTAGAATTATCTGCAATCAATTGGGCGGACGGACATTTAGATTTTGAAGAACAAACAGAAGTAATTAAGAAAGCGGATACAGTAGAAGGTGAAATATGGGGAATGAGATTAGGTCCTGGTATGTGGGAAAAATTCTTAGATTGTGTAGGTAGTGATAATTACGATATGAAACAATGGTTATTTCAAGAATTAACTAAGTTACCAGCGAAACAATTTCATGAATTTATGAAAGAAATTCTAAGTGGTAGTCAAAAGTGTAAAGAAGTTATCCAAACTCTAAAAGATATTCATGAAGATGAACCATCAGAAGGTTTAGATGATATTTTAGGTGATACAGGATATAATGATATGGATGATATATTAGACAATTTAGGTGGTGAAGTAGAAGAAGATCCTATGTTAACAGAACCTAAAGAGGTTGATTATTCTGAGATGTCACCTAGAGAAATACAAGATTTAATTGATGACGCATTGGACAACGGTGATTTTGAAACCGTTGAGAAACTCCATAAGTATTTATAATCTATAAATTTATTATATAAAAAATCCCATCAATAGGTGGGATTTTTTATTTTAAATCAATATTTATTAATAAACAAATAATGTTAGAACCACGAGAGATAAATTTATTTAATAAGATAATGAGTAAGTTGTATAAAAAATATGAAGACTCATATCACATACCTGATTTTATAACTGAGATAGATGAGTTATTAGGGTCAGATAGTTATTCATATGAGGAGATTATGTTTGGTGTGTTTAATTTTTTTGTTAACGTTGTTGGTGTAGATCCTTTTGTTGATTATATTGCTGGTTACGAAGGAGAAGGTCTTTTAAGAAATAACGTTGATAATCCTTATAAAATTTTAAATGGTACAGGATGGATAGACAAATATTATACGTTAGACACATTTATTATTAACCCATCTAAATTTAATAAACGTAAAGAACCTAAATCTGTTTATGGTGATATTCAAATGGAAGGGGATAAAATATATTTAATATGTGATAATTGGGAGGAGTTATCTATATTATATAATGATGATGATAGGGATACCGCAGAAAAGATATTGTCAGAGGATTGGTCAGATTTATATGGTTGGTTTGATGTAGATTTAATTAATGAAGTGTGGGATAACCTAGATGAAGAATCTTTAAAACACATAAAAGAATATATTAAAGAAAATAATTTTATTGGTAGACAGTTTGATGGTGTTCCTGAAAGATATGATGAAGACCCAGATGGGGATGGGTTAAGAGAAGACATGTTATTGGATAATGATTTATTAGGTGAGTTAATAGAAAATGAAAGTATGTTTGGTAATTTAGCTTTGGAATTAAAGAATTTTTATAGGTGGGCATATGAATCTGCGGCGGAAAGTGAATTAAGTGGTGATATGATAAAAGAAGTAATTTCAGTTATTGGTTCTAAACCTGAATGGGATATGGTAAAATCAAAAAAAGAAGGAGGTTCTGATAAATACATACTTAAGTTCGATATTACAGATAAATTTATGGATGTCAATTATGAGTATTTAGAGTGTCAGGGGGAATTTCCACAAGAAAATGAAAGTTATTTTTTAAATGTAATAGAAGAATTATTAGATTGTGAGAATGAAATGTTACAAACTCCAGATATGGGTTATTTTTATCCCGATCATATAAAAATCGCAGAACATTTAAATGATAACGTATTAGGTAATTTATAATATGAAGATTAAACTAACAGAGAGTCAATTAAGTAGAATAGTAGAGGATAATTTACATCCTAAAGAAGAACGTTTTCTTAATAAGTTTTTCGATAGGGTTGAAAATTTAAGTCCTACAGAATCACTAAAAGTTTACTTTAGTGAATATGGTTTTGATGAACGTATGTTTAAACATAGTAAAAGAATACGTGATTGGTTTGAAAATACTATTATACCTAAACTTAGTGGTTTGCACATGGATCATTTAGATGAACGTTTAAATGGTATATTAGAAACTTATATAGAGGAAGAAATGGAAGAGATAGTTGGTAGTGCTGATAATCCATTAGAAAAATATAACTCTTTAAATAAATTAAAAGAGTTACTAGTAGATAAGATTGGAATTAGGGGTGTTAAATCTAAAATTTTAAGAGAAGTTATTAGTGGTACGATTGATGACGTAGTATCTTACTTATTTGATAAGTATGATCCTAGAGAATCAATTAGAATTGCATCTAATATTAAAAATAATATGAATTATAGGGATTATTATAATGATGCAGGAAACCTTACTCGTACTGTTAAAGATTTTGCAGAAAAAAATGGGATTGTTTTATTTGACAAAATGATAGGTGGTTATACTTTTAAAAGGAGGGATGATACTATGATTAGAGATTTAGTAAGTTATATGAATGACACCCCAAAGAAAACAAAGAGAGGGTTTTTAAATTATATTGGTAGTGAGGATAGACCAGGACAATTTTCTAAGTTTTGGAGTGCCGCAAACGCTGCAGGTATTATACAAAAAATAGGTGGTGGTAGTAATGTTACATATAAATTAGGTCCTAACTATAATGCTTTCGAAGAAGGTAATTTAGTTGCATTTTAAACATTTAATCATATTTATATAAAAAAGAATTATGGATAGAGGAGAACAATTGAAAATATTTGCTCGTTGTTTGGGAGATCCTATTTATAGTATTGAAACGTTTTTAAAGACATTTGATTTAACACAAGAAGGTATGGTACCTTTTAAGTTGTTTTACAAACAAAAAGAGATTATTAAATCATATGAAGAACACAATCGTAATTTAGTAACCAAACCTCGACAGGCAGGTGTGTCTACAACTACTGCGGCATATATTGCAGTTAGATCTGCATTTGGTGACCCTGACAACCCTTCTAAAGTGTTGATTTTGGCGAACAAACAGACACTAGCACAAGAGTTCTTAAAAAAAGTTAAAGACTTTTTAGATCAGATACCTTACTGGGTTTGGGGTTTAAATGAGAATAGTGATTATTTAGAAATAAATTCAAAAGGACACCTTAAATTAAAGTCTAATGGTTGTGAAATTAGAGCACTAGCAACATCTAAAGATGCGTTAAGGGGTTTTACACCAACATTCTTAGTTATGGATGAAGCAGCCTTTATCGATAATGGTGCAGACGTATTTGGTGCGGCTTTAGCTTCATTAGGTACTGGTGGTAAGATTGCGTTAATATCCACCCCTAATGGTATGGACCCTCTATATTATAAAACTTATGACAAATCTAAAACAGGTGATAACAATTTTAACTTAGTAGAAATGAAATGGTATCATGATGTTAGATACAATAGAAACCTTTATTGGGTTAAGGGTGAAGATGAGGAAAAAGAAGAGATAATATGTGATACGATAGATAGGACTAAGTTAAGGTGGGAATATATGGATAATATATATGAAACTGATGAATCCACAATCGAACATTATGAAATAATGGTAAAAGATGGTTGGAAACCTTTATCCCCTTGGTATGATGAGATGGCTGCAGATATGGGTGACCCTAAAAAAATCGCACAAGAGCTCGATGTATCATTTATTGGTTCAGGAGGTAATGTTGTAGATGATGAGTATGTTACGTATCATGAAGAAAATTTTGTAAAAGATCCTGTATTTGCTTCTGAAGTTGAGAAGAGTATGTGGATTTGGAAAAAACCTGAAGTTGGACATAAATACATTATGGGTGTTGATGTTAGTAGGGGTGATGGTAAAGATAGTTCTACTATAGTTATATTAGATTTTGAAAATTTAGAACAAGTTGCAGAATTTAAACATAAGTTACCACCAGATATATTGGCAGAAATAGTTTATAAATATGGTAATATGTATAATGCATATACTATAGTAGATATTACAGGTGGTATGGGTGTTGCAACAGTTTTAAAACTTCTGGAGATGGAATATAAACATCTTCATTATGATGACCCTAAAAGTAGAAAGTTATCCGAAAAGTATGCAAAAACTGTGTATAAACAAGGTGATAAGGTACCTGGATTTAATGTTGGTAACACTAGATTACAAATGGTTAGTGAATTAGAAGAACATATTAGAGAGAATAAAACTATTATACGTTCACAAAGAATGATTTCTGAACTTAAAACTTTTGTTTATAAAGGAGGTAGACCAGATCATATGGAAGGATATCATGATGATATTATTATGGCATATGCAATGGTAATATTTATAATACAAACTTCTTTTAAAAAATTAGAACACGTTGAGAAACAAACTAAGGCAATGTTAGACAGTTGGGTAAACACCACAAATAAATCTAATGACAAAATGTTTAGTGATAAACAACATACAAATCCTTTCTACACTAACACCCCAACATACGAACCAAAACAAGGTAATAATGGTAATAATGATAACGGAGAATACAATTGGTTATTTGGAATTAAATAGTATTTAGTTTTTCTATATATTTATTATAATAGTAACAAAGTATATAAAAAGAAAATGGCAAGAAAAACAGTATTTCAACAATTAAACGACTTATTTGGACCCGAAGTAAAGAGTCAACAAAATAAGTCTAGATATTCTATAAACGATAAAGAACTCCTTAAAACTAAATCTAAGGAAGAATATGACTATGAGAAGTTAAAAAGACAACAAGACGCTTATCTAGCTAATCAATGGAAAAAAGTAGATAATGAAATCTACCAACACTCTATATATTATGAAACAACTAGATTAGCATCTTATGCGGATTTCGAGGGTATGGAATTTTTTCCTGAAATTGCAGCAGCTTTAGATATAATGATGGAAGAGTCTACAACTTTAAATGCAGAAAATAAAGTGTTAAACATTTTTTCTGAAAGTAGAAGGGTAAGGAGAATATTGGAGGATTTATTTTTTAATAGATTAGATATTCATACATCATTACCTATGTGGACTAGAAATGTTTGTAAATATGGTGATGACTTTTTATATTTAAATATCGATCCCGATGACGGTATAACTAGCGTAAAACAATTACCTAATATTGAAATTAGTAGGAAAGAAAATGCTGGATTTGGTGAAAACTCAATGAATGCAGAAAAAGATAAATTTAACCCTGTTAAGTTTGTGTGGGGACAAAGAGATATTGAGTTTAATGCTTGGCAAATTGCACATTTTAGGTTGTTAGGTGACGATAGAAGATTACCTTATGGTACTTCTATGTTAGAAAAAGCTAGAAGAATATGGAAACAACTATTACTTTCTGAAGATGCAATGTTAATATATAGAGTTACTAGGGCACCAGAAAGAAGGATATTTAAAATATTTGTGGGTAATATTGATGAACAAGATGTACCATCCTATGTAAATAAGATTGCAGATAACTTTAAAAGAAGTCCCGTAATTGATCAAAACACAGGACAGATAGATAGTAGGTACAATCAAATGGCACAAGATCAAGATTATTTTATTCCTGTTAGGGACGCAAGTGCACCATCACCAATAGAGACTTTACCTGGTGCAACTAACCTATCTGAGATTGCAGATATACAATATTTACAGAAAAAATTATTTACTGCACTTAGAGTACCTAAACCGTTTTTAGGTTTTGAAGAAACTAATGGTGATGGTAAAAACTTAGCGTTACAAGATATTAGATTTGCTAGGACTATTAATAGGATACAACAGGCAATGTTACAAGAATTAAATAAGTTAGCAATTATTCATTTATATATTTTAGGTTTGGAGGATGAGTTAGAAAATTTCACTATAACACTTAATAATCCTTCTACACAAGCAGAGATGTTAAAAATAGAACAAACACAATTAAAAGTTACACTTTATAAAGACGCAGTTTCTGATGCAGGTAATGGATTTGGGTCTATGTCAATGACAAGGGCGAGAAAAGAAATACTTGGTATGTCTGACGAAGATATAAGAAATGATTTAGAACAACAAAGACTAGAGAAAGCGGCAGCGGCTGAAATGGAACAAACTGCAAACATTATTAAGAAAACAGGAATATTCGATAGAGTAGACAAACTTTATGGTGATTTCTCTACATTAACAGGTAAATCACCCGAAGAAGGTGGAGATGACACTGGTGGTGAAATGTCTGGTTTTGGTGGTGATGCAGGTGGTTTAGAATCTGCAGCAGATAGTTTAGCTGGTGGTGAAGCATCGGCAGCAGAAACAGAAACCGCAGTAGAGTCAACAAAAGACAAAAAAGATAATCTTTTATTAGAACAAGAAAAGAGAAAATACGAAGAGAAAGTTAAAAAATATCAAAACATATATTTAAATAGACTTATGGAAAGTTTAGATAAAAATGATAAAGTTTTTAACTTAGATGATGTAGAAAAAGATACGGAAATATTAAACTCAAAAATTGGTGATATCACAAAAGAAATTGAGAATTTAACAAAATAGAACTTTTTTATAAATTTAAGATATTTATTTATTAAAAAGAACATGATCAATTTCGGCAACATAAAAGATACCTTTAAAAATTTAGTTATTGAGTCTACAATTAGAAAAGACAATAAGGGTAAAAAACTATTTTCTAAGTTTTTAAAAACAATCAAAGAAAACCAAACATTAAAAGATCAATACCTAATCTATAGTAATTTACAAAATACTAAACTTGATGACGGTGTTGAGGCTAGGGAATTTGTTAAGGAGAACATTGAACTTCTTAAAACATTAAATGAAACTCACATTAAGAAAGGTAATGAGTTTTTCCTTAAACTACTCAAAGGTAATAAAATAGTAAAAGAAAATCAAGAATTTTATAATAAAGTATCTTATTTAGTTAACACTGAAAAGACACCTTCTAACATTAAAAAGATTAATGAGTCAATTAATTATATTATTAGACTTATGTTAGAAAAAGAAGAAGTAGAAGAAGTTGTCACAGAAAGTATTGATTTACCACCTAGTGTCTTAACAAAGTTGGCGGTAAATAAATTCAATTCAAAATACTCAGACATTACAGAATCAGAAAAAGAAATAATTAAGACAGTCCTTAATGGTAGTAATGAAGATAAAGAAGAAACATTTAATAAACTAAAAAGAAAGTGTATTGACACTATCGATAATAAATTAAATGAGTCTTCTGATTTAGATTTAAAAGATAAACTTTTAAAAGTTAAAGATAAATTACTAAACACTAATTTTAGTTTAGACAATTTTAATTCGGATATAGGTAAGATTTATGATTTAAATGAATCTATATAATAATATTAATTAGAAAAACGGATTAGGACCGTTATTGTCTACGGACAATGTATTACCCACTAAAGTTCGCTACTATAGTGGGTTTTTTCTTGACTAAAATTTGACATTTCACGTTTAAATTTGTATTATTATAATATACAAACTTTAAAAATAACAAAAAAATGAAAGAAATGATTAATGAAATTAGGAAAAGAAATCAAATTAGATTTATTAGACAACTACAAAACTAAAATTGGGACAGTTAATAACAAAGAATCAAAAAGTTTATACATCAACTTATGTGCGTGGGGACAATTAAGTAAATTAGATGAAAACTTAAATTATGATTACTATTTACGTAACGTAAGAAAAAAAATAAAACAAAAATTGAATAACTCCTTAAACAAGGATTTATTCCACAACCATAAGTACATAGTAGATTTAGATATGAGAACTTCTGGATTATCTGTAGAAAAAAGAAGTTTTATGAGTTGTGAGATAACATTATTCCAAAAGAAGTATCTACCTTTAAATAAACCTAGAATTGTAGATAATACTAAAGAGATTATCAAAGACGTTGTAACTGACTGTTTGGAAAACAATTCTATTTTCACTTTCCATAGAACTAAAAAGTAATTTTTTTAACATAGTGATATATTTATAATTAAAGTATATCATTATTATGGAAATATTAAAAAAGAACGAGATAAAGAAGAAAGGTATTCTAATCGAATATGATGCAGGATACATTTCTCCAAAAGATAACCGACACTTTATTAGTGAAATGACAAAACTATCAAAAGGGGAACCTATTATAGAGGAACCTTTGATAGTTTATGCGGTTATGCAGAAATACGGGGTGGAAAACAGAAATGAAAGAGTATATCCTGAAGCTTTACTTAGAAGAGAAGCAGAAAACTATCTTAAACTTATTAAAGAAAAAAGAGCGTTAGGTGAAGCAGATCATCCAGAATCGTCTATCGTTGCAGTAAGTAGGATTTCACATAATGTTGTAGACTTATGGTGGGAAGGTAATGTACTTATGGGTAAACTAGAAATCATTATGTCACCAGGATTCGTAAATCAAGGAATCATATCTTGTGAAGGTGACAGAGTGGCAAATTATTTAAGAAAAGGTTTAAAGATTGGTGTATCATCTAGAGGTGTAGGTTCTTTAGAAAAAGAAGGTGGTAAAAATATTGTACAAGAAGATTTTGAATTAATTTGTTGGGATATTGTTACATCACCATCTACTCCAGGATCTTGGATATATAGTGAGGAACCTTCTACAGAACAACAGATGTCAGAATCTAAGACTAAAAAAGAAGATACATTACTTAAAGACAATCTTAATAATTTTCTATTAGATTAATAAAAAAACACACTTTTTAGATTTATTGCATATTTATTAATTAAATGCATTGTAATGCATTATTAATAATAATATTTTAAAAAAATAAAATTAAAATGGCTGAAAAAAAGAAATCAATCATCGAAGAGGCTTTACTAGAAGCAAAGTCTTTAGAAGATGCCTTAAAAGCCAACACGAAAGAAATGCTTGCGGCACATATGTCCAAGGAATTTGAAAGTATCGTTGAGTCGTCTTTAAAAGAGAAAGACGAAGAAGTCAAAGAAGAAGAAACTGAAGAAGTTTCTGAACAAATGGATGACGATGCTATTGAAGGGTCTGATGATGAAAAAGAAGAAGTAGTTGACTTAGATGTTGATGAAGATGATGATTCTGATGAAGATGAAATGGAAGACATGGAGTTAGATTTAGATGTAGTCGATTCTGATGAAGATGAAGTTGATGACGTTGAACTTGATTTGGATACCGAACTAGACTTAGATGCTGGTGAAGGTGAAGAAGATATGGGAGATGTTGAAATGGATTTAGAATTACCTATGGATATGGAAATGGGAGGAGAAGAAGTAATGGACTTAACAGATGCGTCTGATGACGAAGTTATTAAAGTATTTAAAAAACTCTCTGACGATGATGAAGTAGAAGTAGTAAAAGATGGTGACGCAATTCATTTAACAGATAACGAAACTGGTGCAGAGTATTACATTAAAGAATCTATGGATGAAATGGAAGAAATGATGAACGAAAAAGAGTATTGTGCTGAAGGCGATTGTGGTGGAATGGGTGAAACCATTTACGAAATCGAAATGGATGAAGATTCTGACATCGCTGAAATGATGAAAGAAATGGATGACATGGATGACATGGATGAAGGACATTACGAAGAAGGTTATCATATGAAAGAAGAGGACATGGAAGAAGGTGCTTACATTGATGAGGAGGAAGAGAAAATAGAAGAAGATAGACTACAAAGACACAGAAAGTTCGCTGGTAAACAAAGATACAGTGGAGCTAAAGTCGGTAGAAGAGACGAATCTAGAAAATCTCGTAAACCTCTAATCAATAGAAAACCAAAATCATCTACAGTTTCTGAAAATAAGATAATGAAAGATTACAGAGAGTTGAAGTCTAAAAACGAAGAGTATAAGAAAGCACTCAATGTATTCAAAGACAAACTCAATGAGGTGGCTTTGTTCAACACTAATTTAGCGTATGTGAATAGACTTTTCACTGAGCATTCAACAACCAAAAAGGAAAAAATGGATATCCTTAAAAGGTTTGACAATGCTGAGACCATTAAAGAGTCTAAAAACATTTACAAAACAGTTAAAACTGAGTTGGATAACGTACAACCAATCAATGAGTCTGTCGAAAGAAAAGTTAATAAGACTATAGAGTCTTCAAAGTCGACAAATCTAAATGAATCTACTGCATATGTAGATCCACAGATTACGGCAATTAAAGATTTAATGAGAAGAATCTCATAAAAAATAATAACAAAAAAATAAAAAACTCAAAAAATGGGACATTTATTAAATTCAGGTGAAGTCGGAAATATCGGACTAGAACACCTAAAACAAATTAGATCTAAAACTATTTCTAAGTGGAACAAACTTGGTTTCCTAGAAGGTTTAAAAGGTCACGTAAAAGAGAACATCGCACAGTTGTATGAAAACCAAGCGTCTTCACTACTTAACGAATCTACAGATGCAGGTTCGTCAGGTTCATTCGAGACAGTGGTATTTCCAATTGTACGAAGAGTATTCTCAAAATTATTGGCGAATGATATCGTATCGGTACAAGCGATGAACATGCCAATTGGAAAATTATTCTTTTTTGTACCTAAAACATCATCTACACAAGTTCCTTTGAACGGTAAAGATGGTGGTGCTAACGGATCACTACCAGAATGTGTTATTTCTGGTTGTAGTTCAGCAACTACAATCACTCCATTCTTAGAGAAGTCACTATATGACTTATTCTATAATGATGGTTTATTTGACGCATCTAAAGGAAAACAACTCGTTACTGCAGGTGGAGAGGATTCTTTCTATGGTGTTGTACTTAACGCTAACGGAGAAAAAGTTCCTACTGCATTAACTGCACAACCTTTAGCATCTGATGGTTCATTCAGAAGTGTTAAAATGTGTGTAACTGGATTCTCTTCTACTAACGCAGGTAGATTAACAGGACCAGACGGAAATGAAATGGATACTGAAACTTTCTTAGCTTCTTTATCAGTAGTTTCTACACCAGCAATCGTTGATGGTGACGGTAATGAAATTATTGCAGCAGGTGGTACAGTACCATTCAGAGTAGTAACACAGAAATACGGAAGAGGTATCGTTGATTACGGTGATATCTGTACTCCTGATGGATGTTTACTAATCGAATTGGATCTTACACACCCAGCTTGTATCGATTGTTCTTCTGCTAACTTTGACGGATATGTTGGAGCAGCAACAGGAACTTCATTTACAGGTTTGACTGTAGCTTGGAGACGATACGAATCATTAGAATTCGCAACTGAAATGGGTGAGGTATCATTCGAACTTGATGAGGTTGTGGTTTCTGTAACGGAAAGAAAACTAAGAGCTACTTGGTCACCAGAATTGGCACAAGACGTTAGTGCATTCCATAACATTGATGCGGAAGCAGAACTTACGGCATTATTGTCTGAGCAAGTTGCAGCGGAAATCGATAGAGAGATCCTAAGAGACTTGAGAGTTGGTTCAGCTTGGCAATTGAGATGGGATTACAACGGATGGAAAAGAGCAAATAACGGTGGTGGATTCAACGCTTACACTCAAAAAGAGTGGAATCAGACGTTGATTACTAAAGTAAACCAAATTTCAGCTCAGATTCATAAATCAACACTTAGAGGTGGTGCAAACTTTGTCGTAGTTTCGTCTGAAGTTTCAGCTATCTTTGATGATTTGGAGTACTTCCACGTATCAAACGCTAATCCAGAGCAGGATCAGTACAATATGGGAATTGAGAAAATAGGTTCATTAGGTGGAAGATACACTGTGTATCGTGATCCATATGCACCAGCTAACTCAATTATCATTGGACATAAAGGTAAGTCATTGTTGGACACTGGGTACATTTACGCACCTTACGTACCACTACAATTGACACCTACGTTACAAAATCCATTCAACTTCTCACCAACGAAGGGGATTATGACAAGATACGCTAAGAAAATGGTTAATAACCGTTTCTATGGTGTTATCACTGTCGATGGTGTTCAAACGTTTGACATTAACGAATTGAGATAATCAATTTTATATATGTTACAAAAAGGGTAGATTTTTTCTACCCTTTTTTTGTTTTATAACATATTTATTAATATATTAGCATTCCATATGAGAATTAAAAAGAAACACGTACTATTAGAATCATTGTTAATCGATGTAACTAACGAATTTACTCCAGTAGAGAAAAAGATATTTAAGATGTTAAAAAAACATTATGGAAATCCAATAAAAACTGAAGAAGGTAAAAAAGAATACTCTCAATGGGATGTCGGTGCTTGGTTGATAGAAACTTTAGATTTACCATATCAAGAAGCTTATACTTTAGCTAAAACATATTTTTGGCATTATGAAAAACTATTTGGTGAGGCACCCACATTGAGAAAAAAAGTAAGTTTAGCGTATTTGTTTCATGAACACTTTAGAGATTTAATGGATAAAGTTAGGGAATCGTATAATGATCAACCTATTGGTAATGTTGTTATAGATTTTGATAGAGATTCTGGTTTTGAAAGTAATAGAAATATACTTTTTTGGCCAGGATTTAAAGGTTTTACTTTATATATTGCTATGGAGATGGGAGTGATACGATCCTCAGATGGTTTGAGTGACGCATATGCATATAGTAGACAAACTGATCCTAGACAAATTATAGTTAAGTCGAAATTTTATCCTATCACAAAAGATAAACAAAAAAAAGACGGATATATTAGTGATAAAGATTGGAATGAAGAAATTGATGAAGAAGAGTTTTTAGTTGAGGTTTTTGTAGAGGTTGGTAGAAATGATTCTATAGAACCATCAGAAAAGATTGAAGACTTTATGTCATTTTATGTTCCGTACCCTAATCCTTTAAATTATACTAATTATAAAAATCTTGTTGAGGGTATCACTGGTGATGTAATAAAAAAATTAGGTATGACAACGTTTAAACTACATCCTGAAGTTGGTAGTATTAATGTAAATAATCAACCTGATTAGCAATACTAAATTTCATTGTGTTTCTGTAAGTTTTAACTAACTGATTAGATGTTAATTTAATATCTATATAGTATTCATTAGGAATCATCCAAGAAGTGTCTAATATAAAATAGTTTTTAAGGAATGCTCTATTTACATCAGTCCAATCAATTACATTTACTTCAGTAGAACCTTCCGCAATCCATAACCTATATTGTAAACCATCAATTACTGAACTTTCATTTATTGTATATGGTATTCTAGCGTTTACTAATACTTTTCTCTGATCACCTCTTTTAATTTTTTCATCTCTTCTTATACCACTTAAATTAACTTTATATTCTATTGGTAAAGATTCACTATCGCCAAAATTATAATATTCTGCATCGTCTTTGATTTCAAACTGAAGTGTAACATCGGGACGATTAATACCATTTATAGTTAGGTTAGACCACGTATCAGTAAAAATAGTACAATCTGAAGATGTTATAGGTACAAACAATTCAATATAATACACACCTTTAGTTTGTTGTACAACATCATTACTCGTAAATGATGAAAATGCAACTCCGTCACCATCGGAAACAATTACAGTAGGTTTAGAATCTAAATTAGTGGGTTCTCCACCTAGATTAGTGTATAGGTATAGTCTATTAACCTTACCCCTATAAAAGTTCTTCCTGTCGTCTCTAATTGGGTTATTATATGTAGTTTCTACAAATGGTTCATAATATGTTTGTGTATGTCTAGTGAAAAACCCAACATACTGTGAAGGTACTACTAATTTTGTTTCCAAATCTCTATCAAAAGAAATACCATAACCATAGTTTGTTGTCCCACCAGTGATTAAACTATTAACTTCATCACTAATATCCATTTCGATATTTTCATTTCCTTTATCAAAATGTTGTGTAGTTACAGTAATACCTGATGGTGAACCCGAATAAACACCAGGTTCGTCCCAAGCATCTGTTGTAGTTGCGTTAATCCAATTACTCGCAGACTCAACAAATGTTATGTTATCGTTTGGTTGTAAACTAAAAAATTGTTCATAATCATAACCACAACCCTCATCCCATAATTTATTAACTCTAAATAGGTTTAAATCAAAAGAAGATGTTCTTTGTTTACCATCTAATAATTTTTGTGCCTGTAAATCTTCATCAAAAAATGAACTATTTGTCATTCTCAATGTGTGTTTGACATTAGATAAGTCACCTAATTCACCACAATTAAATCTTTCTTGTAAATCAGTTACGTCAAAATATAATAAATGTCTTGTAAAATCTTCCTGTGTCTCTTTACCACCATAATATAATTGTGCAATAGGATTTCTACCTGTATTAACTTGAGTACCAAATATAATAGTGTTATTTTTATCTATGTAAGTTCTAGTTACCATACCTTTTTAATAATAAATATCTTAATTACTATTAATGTTCTTATTTAATATTTTATTTAAATCAAATCTTAATACATCCGTAGTAATAGTGCTAGGATCTGCAGGTAATCCATGATAAGGGTGAATATGTAAAGACACATATTTTTTCATTAATTCTAAAAACTCTACTAAAGTGTCTCCATAAACTAATGGGTGTGCTTGATTATTAATTTTTTCTTGTTCTTCATCACTAATTAAACTGTTAGGGTCAGTTAAATTAAATGTGTGTTCACCATCGTGACTAATTAAATTTATTTTATTACTTACAATATTAGTTACGCTGGATTGTTTACCTTTATTTTTTTCTAATTTAACTGTCTTAATAGTTTTTGGTGGACCAGTTATTGGTGTTAAACTAAATACTGCAATGTCTCCACTTACATTTGGTAGTGTATTTAAATAGTCTTTTGCAGTAGTTTTTATTTTCCATTTCGTACCTCTATTCGCTAAAACAAATGTATTAACAGAAGAAATTGCTAAATCTCTTGATTGTGTACCGACAAAACTAGTTTCATCTTCAAAAGAAGTTTTTAATGTATTTGTTTTTATGTCATAAACATTAATGAAAACCTCAGTTCTATTTACATCATCGCGTCTATATTCAGATGGTGGTAGATCTCCCGATAAGATAACACCTGAGTCTAAGATAGTATTCATCTCAACCAAAGTCAATGTATCAGGTATGGGTATTATTTTTGTCTGTACTTTTTTCTCTTCTATTACACGTTTTAGTTTATCATTACCATATTTTAATTGTATATATCCTAAATTTTTATCGTTAAATTTTGTAGGTTCTTCTACTAGAGTTTTACCAACTCTAATCCACATTTCTCTATCTTTTTGTATGATATCGGTATTATATCTACCTTGTAAAATTATATCTTCATCTTTACCATATGAACCTTCTTCTATTTTGGGGTCATTTAACTTAGTATAACCATCTGGTAATATAGATAAGGCAGAGTTATATTGCTCCTCATTTAAAGAGGTGGGTTGTGTTATTAAAGGACCTATCCAGAAACGAGTATTTTTAAATGATGATGTCGGTGTTGATTCATTATACTCATACTGAAATACAAAAACACATTCACCTAATTTTGGTAACACAGTTAGGTATTTTGGTAATAATGGTACACAATCTATTAATTCTTTATCCCCTTCTGTATCAATACCAGTAATTCTAACTTTAATTCTACCAGATTTAGAAACATCTGTTATTGATATAACTTCACCAACCCTTATAATTGGTACCGTATTAATATTGGTACTATCACTATAATAATTATTCATAATTATTCTCCTTTATATCTTTTAGTTAATATATTATTACCTAACAAATATTCTTTTTCTATTGTTTCTAATTTATTAGATAATTTAATTATATTATTTTTAATACTTTCTTGTTGGTGTAGTAATTCACTAAGCTCCATTTTTATAGACGAATTACTCATATTTTCCCATTCTATTACTTTATTTTTCATACCTTATCTGATTATCCCTTCCCCCTTACTTAGTGTCAATGTTGTCCCAATAACAACTATTGGTCCTCCTGCGTTCCCACCTGAAGCTTGTACGGTAGTTCCTGGAGGTATTGCAACCTCAATTTTAGCGTTAGTAAGTAATGCATTAACTATTTCCTCAACTCTAATAGTTTCCATTTTTAACTCTATATTTTCACCACCACTAGGTAATGGACCGATACCGATACCTATTTCTTTTTTCCTTTCAATAATTTTAGATGCGATGTCAATTGCACTTAAACCCTCTCTAAATTTAGAACCTATAAATATTTCTTCTTTAGTGATTAGGGGTAAAGGAGTTGGTGGTTTAAATATATTTTTAAATAAAGTTATTATTGTACCGATTGTAGTTTTAAAATTTGTTGCCATAATATATTAGTTTTAATCGCAAAATCTACCTTTTTTACCTATTTCTAAGTTTATATTATTTAATGAATCTAAATTAACTTTATCGGTAAAACCTCTAACAGTGTCCACCGCACTCTCAGCTTCACCTAATAATTCATTTACATTTTCTAAAGATTCTGTAATAAAAGAAGGTAATAAACTTTTTTTAGACTTAAGAAAATTTAAGTGTTTTTCTTTTATTTTTTTAGTTACTACACATAGTATTAGTTGTTTTGCAGTTTTTAATGCCATTGGTAGTAAATAATCGTATATAATTTTTCGGATTATTTCAGAAATAATATCTCTTATAATACACTCATATTCTTTTAATATTTTTTTAATAGAAATTTCAGTTACTGGTTTACTATTAACTAAAAAATAAAAAAGATTTAACATGAGTAAATTTTTAGGTGATAAAACTAATCTAGTTAGTGATATTTGTAATGAGGTAATAAATGTCGAAAGAAATTCTCCTGATGCGCCATTCACATTTAAATCTTTCACATTTGCCGTAGATTCTTTTATTAAATCATCTATTGCATTAGTATATGTCGTTATTTTTTCCTGTAAATTATTAGATTCACTAAGTTTTTTATTAATATCATTT